AAATACTAAAAAGAAAAAGTAATGGCACTTTCAGGCAGTACAGATTTTGAACCTAATGTAACGGAGTTTGTTGAAGAGGCTTTTGAGCGTTGTGGTATCGAACTTAGAACAGGATACGATCTTAAAACAGCAAAAAGATCTATTAATCTCATGTTGGCAGAATGGGCGAACAGAGGTTTAAATCAATGGACAATCGAACAAGCAACGCAAACTGTAACAGAAGGAACTTCTAGTTATTCTTTGAATTCTAACGTAATTGATATATTAGATATGTCGTTGCGTAGAACAATTAATAGTGAAACAACTGATACAAGTATGAGCAGAATCAGTCGCTCTGAATATTTGAATATACCAACTAAAGATACAAAAAGCCGACCTTCGCAGTTCTTTTTTGACAAGCTGACTACACCCGTAATAAAAATATGGCCAAGTCCAGAAAACTCTACGGATATATTGGTTTTTAACAAAATAGTCAGAATGGATGATGCTGATACGGCTATCAATACGTTAGATATGCCATTTAGGTTCTATCCTTGTTTTGCTGCTGGATTGGCTTACTACATATCAATAAAGAGAGCGCCTGATCGTATGCAAATGCTAAAGGCTGCTTACGAAGAAGAATTTAGACGTGCAGCTGACCAAGATGAAGACAGAGCATCATTTCGTATAAAACCATCTATGAGGAGTAGTTATTAGTGGCTTACGCTACTGGAAAGTTTGCGCGTGGCCTTTGTGATCGTTGTGGTTTTGAATACAAATTGCATGAACTCAAAGAAGAATGGAACAATTTAAAAGTTTGTAGCGAATGTTTTGAACCGAAAGCTCCTCAAATTGATCCAAGACCAGTAATTACAGACCCAGAAGCAGTTTACAACCCAAGACCCAACAATGATAAAGAAGTTGGTGAGGGATTTGTGGTTGTATCGGATGCTAATAATTTTACAGCTACAAGCATAAATTCTTTGTCTATGAACCCATCTATCTTGGGTACAAATTTCACCACCCCTGAAATGACAGGAAGTGTGGGAACAGTTACAATCACAACATGACTTATACTGAATTATATACTTTGATACAAAACTTTCTGGACAACAATGAAAGTACGTTCAATACGACAATACCTGATTTTGTAAAAAATGCAGAAGATCGTATATTTAATTTAGTACAAGAAGATTTCTTTAGGAAAAATGTGACAGGTAGTTTGACAACGGGAAACCGTTTTCTGACTTGTCCTACAGATTTTATTCTGAGTTTTTCGTTAGCAGTAATTGATAGTTCAAGTGACTATCATTTTCTGGAAAAGAAACACCCCAGTTTTATGCAGGAGTATACTCCTGACATAACTGATACCAGTCTGAGAGGACTGCCTAAATACTACGCTGACTTTGATAAGGAATACAACACTTCTGTAAGTTCTGGAACAACTATCACCGTCGCGCCATTACCAGATGCGGACTACTCAGTAGAATTGCATTATTTATATAGACCAACAAGTTTGGTTTCAAATACAGACGGCACCTGGCTTTCCGTTAATGCCAGAGACGCTCTGCTTTATGGCTCGTTAGTCGAGGGCTATACTTTTATGAAGGGTGAACCAGATTTACTCGCAACTTACGAAAATAGATTCCAACAAGAAATTGCTAGATTGAAAAATAGAGCAGAAGCTAGAGGAAGACGCGACGAATATCGCTATGACTCACTTCGCTCAAATGTAAGTTAAAAGGAGAAAGTATGAAGCCTATCAAGAAACTTGAGGGCAAGACTGTAGCCATCGTAGGTATGGGACGTAGTTGGTTTGACTACAATCTTGCTAAATCACACGGAGTACATTTTGACGAAGTCTGGGCAATAAATGCCGTAGCAGACGTTATATTTCATGATCGTATTTTTATGATGGACCCAGCCAGTCGTTTTTTTGACAGCGACGATGCGGGTGGTCAAACAGATTCCATGATTAAAATACTCAAAACGCATGAAGGACCCATATATACCTGTGAGCTAGACGAAAGGGCAAAAGGACTTGTATTGTACCCTATAGAAGAAGTGGTCAGAGAGTTAAACTGTTACTACCTTAATAATACAGTTGCCTACGCAATAGCTTTTGCGTTATGGAATAAAGTAGGCTGTATAAAAATGTTTGGTGTAGATTTTACTTATACAGGAAATTTATATTTTGCAGAGTCAGGTAGAGGATGTGTTGAGTATTGGTTATCTAAATGCCAAGGTGCAGGTATACAAGTAGAAGTTGCTAACTCTTCAACCTTATTAGATACATCTATACCTGTAGAAGATAAATTGTACGGTTATCATCGCCTAGATGATCCAAAAATAATTGTTTACGATCAAAAAAACAAACTACGAGTATTCAACAAAAGTGAGATTGAAAACAAAGAACGAGAAGAACAAAAACCTGTACTTATGGACAGATACGATACACATTTAAAAGAGTCAAAAGCAGGAGATCCAAAAGTATGGTAGATGAAATTACTCCAGGCGCGTTGCCAAGTTTAGGTGTTATAGAAGCGCAAACTACTAACTTCGGAGGACACCCTCCTGAATTTTGGGCAGATCGTTTGACTGAAAAAATAGTAGGTGTATCTGAGGATAATGAACCTTACGTTAAAGAACAAGCTAGAGCCTATAAAGAAGCAATTAGACAGGTGTGTTTAATTTATATAAAAAATGCTATAAAATCCTACAAGGCTACGTTAATTCAAGAGCTTATCAAAGCTGGTGAAGAAGATGTGGCTAAAATTGTAAAAAGGATATAAATATGGCTATCACATCAACATTAACAACCAGCTTCAAAAAGGAGCTGCTAGAAGCTGTCCATAACTTCAAAAACTCAGGTGGAGATACTTTTAAACTAGCACTGTACACAAGTTCAGCTACGTTAGGAGCTACTACAACTGCGTTCACAACGACTGGGCAAGCATCAGGAACTAACTACACTTCTGGTGGAGCTAACCTTACTAGAGTAGACCCAACTTCGAGCGGTACAACTGGTTTTACAGATTTTGCTGATTTGACGTTTGGTACAGCTACCATAACTGCTAGAGGTTGTATGATTTATAACTCATCTGATAGTAACAAATCAGTAGCTACTATTGATTTTGGTGGAGATAAAACTTCAACCGCAGGTGATTTTACGGTAGTTTTTCCTGCGGCAGCAGCAAGTACAGCTATTATTAGAATAGCTTAAAAGCCTTATATGGCTAATATTAACGGTTGGGGTCGTGGAACTTGGGGCGAAGGGTCCTGGGGAACTGCCTTACCTGTTGAAATATCTGCACCTAATGCCGCTACATCTGCATTAGGTACTGTATCTACAGTAGCAAAAGCTAACGTAACTCCCACAGGACAATCTGCAACAGGTGGTGTATCTGGAGTAGGTGTAAATGCACAAGCCGTAGCTGTATGTCCTAGTGCAGTTGGTACAGTAGGGTCTGTATCAGTATTAGTTGATGGTGAGGCAAATGTATTCCCAACAGGCCAAGCCGCAACAAGCGCTTTAGGTACTGCAACTACTATATCTAACAACAACATATCAGTCTCACTAGGAGCTGCGACAAGTGCTTTGGGATCTGTAACAACAGATGCAGAGGCAAACGCATTTCCTACAGGACAAAGCGCAACAGGATCGGTAGGATCAGTTTTAGTGTGGTCACTTATTGATGATTCACAAACATCCAACTTTACTTCAATTAACGAGGCTCAAACACCTAACTGGGAAGATGTTGCTTAACTATCCACAAGAAAGGTAATATAATCAATTGAACGGAGATATTAATGGCTACTTATGTAAATGATTTAAGACTTAAAGAAATAGCTACTGGTGATGAATCAGGAACTTGGGGAACAAGCACGAATACCAATTTAGAGTTGATTGGTGAAGCACTAGGTTTTGGTACAGAGGCAATAACTACAAACGCAGATACTCACACTACTACTGTAGCCGATGGATCTACAGATCCTGGTAGGGCTATGTATATTAAATACACAGGAACACTAGACTCGGCCTGTACTATCACGATTGCACCTAATACTATGAGTAGGATGCACTTTATTGAAAACGGTACAAGTGGATCTCAAAATATCATAATTTCACAAGGCTCTGGTGCTAACGTAACCATACCAGCAGGTGATGTAAAAGCCGTTTACTTAGATGGTGCTGGTAGTGGAGCAGCAGTCACTGATGCTTTTGCAAGTTTGAATGTCGTAGATCTGAAAGTAGAAGACGATCTGACAGTTACAGATGATGCAACAATAGGCGGAATACTCGATATAACAGACACCACAGATGCTAGTGACGCTACGGGTGATACAGGTGCTTTGCGTACAGAAGGTGGTGCGAGCATAGCTAAAAAATTATTTGTCGGAACAGATTTAGATGTAGATGGTACAACAAATTTAGATGCTGTAGATATAGATGGAGCAGTACAAATAGACAACACTGTAACTGTTGGAGTAGATGATACAGGTTATGATGTCAAATTATTCGGCGCAACTGCTAGTGCATTTTTGCTTTGGGATGCAAGCACAGATGATCTCGTTTTATCTGGTGCAGCTGGACTTTCAGTAAACGGCCCTACCACAGCTACAGGCGAGTTTAAAGCTAATGGTGGAGTTGTCTTCAATGAAGATTCTGCTGATGTAGATTTTAGAGTTGAATCAAACAGCAACACTCACATGCTACATGTAGATGCGGGAAATGACAAAGTAGGCATAAACACAAGTGCTGGTGATGGACTATTGCACGTTCAATCTGCTAGTGCTGGCTCAGTTACAGCGGACGCTACAGCAGATGAGTTGGTTCTTGAAAATAGCAGCAATACAGGAATGTCTCTTCTTATGCCGAGTGATGGCTTATGTTCAATTTTATTTGGTAATCCAGGCACTGATGGACAAAAAGATGGAGGCATAAGATATTACGGAGAAACTCATTCTACTACTGCAAATAGAAGGTCAATAGAGTTTACTGCTGGAGGCACAGCAAAAATGAGCGTGTTTGGTACGTTTGTAGATATTGGCGGCACTAAATCGGCACATGCTAATGCAGACGATCTTATTGTTGGTAGTTATTCTACTGATGGTGGAATAACAATAAATGCACAAAACAATGAAAATAGCTCAATATTTTTTGGAGACAATGACAGCGTTTTAGTAGGTCAGTTAGAGTATGTTCACACAGGCGATATTATGACCTTTATTGCAGGCTTGACTGAATTTATGAGAATTGTTGATGGCGATGCTCTGGTGATAAAAAACACAACTGTAGTTAATAGTGCGTTTTTAACAGTACAATCAAACGATAATGGTGGTGTTTTAGTTGGTCAAACAGGAACTAATGCTTATAGACACAGAACCCATGAAGTCTCAACAGGAATACATAAGTTCGCAAGCAGTAATAATACAGCAACTTTAAGTAATGCGGGTGCTTGGACTAATGCTTCTGATATTTCATACAAAGAAAATATTGAAGACATATCCTATGGACTAAATACCATCAAAGCCTTACAGCCTAGAAAATATACTGTAACTTGTGACGGCTCTACAGACATAGGTTTTATAGCACAAGAAATGGAAAAGGTTGTTCCAGAAGTCGTCATAGGAAAAGAAGGTGAGAAAGGCATAACGTATGGTAACCTTACAGCGGTACTGGTGAAAGGAATACAAGAACTTGAAGCGAGAGTAGCAACTTTAGAGGGATAATATTATGGCAATAAACTACACTTGGGATGTCAATACTTGCGATGTTTACCCTACAAAAAACGGTAAATCAAACGTGGTATATACTGTGCATTGGAAACTAACTGGTACAGATGATACCAACAAAGATTCAGATGGTAATTTTTTAAATTACACTATGAATGGAAGTATAGTTTTAGACATATCCGATTTATCTAATTTTACAAATTGGTCAGATTTAACAGCTACAAAAGTTCAAGGCTGGGTAGAGGCAACTATGCCAGCAGATGATTTGGCAGCGAGAAAAGAGGTCATAGCGACAAAAATATCAAGACAAAAAACACCTACATCTGTTCAAAAAACTTTAGGATAAAACATGGATAAACAATTTTATGTGAATATAGTAAGAATAATTGATGCTGGTTCGGAAAGAGGTGCCTGGAGAGGTCCAGAGCTAGAAGGCGTAGCAGTTATAAGAAAAACAGCTATAGCACAGGCAAAAAAATTAGAAGAAGAAGAATCCTCTGATAACGAAAAAACTACTAACAAGGAAGATACTCAAGTAGCGTCAATTACTAAAGTAATAGGAGAAGACTAATCGCTCAAGTAGCAGTACATAATATGCCTAGTGTCTATGTTATGGAGGCATTTATGCCTACAAATATGGTTGACGACATCAATAATTATTTGGATGAATATAGAGAAGATAAAAATAAAAAGTCTTTGGCTGGCACTTTAATAGGACAAATATCACAGGGCGAACAATTACTTTTGGATAGTGCCGAACCTAGACTTAAACAATATTCTGAATTTATTTGCAGCCTTGGTTCTGATTACATAAATTTCTTTTTTGACTATACGGGTTTAAAACTAACTAAACCTAAAAGAGTAGAAATAGATGCAACTTGGTCAGTACATAGCTACGCTGGAGACTACAATCCTTTACACGATCATGGCACAGCAACAATCATGGGAATATCTACAACTGCTTGGACTAAAGTACCGCAGCAAATATTAGATCAACCTGTAGCTGGATCGCCACAGTATTCTTTATATAATGCCTCTGGACATTGTGATGGTCATATTGCTTTTAATTATGGAAGAAATGAATTATTAAATTTGGAAAGGTTAAGACCGCCGCAAAATTTTGAAATGAAACCAGAGATAGGCAAAGTGTTGGTATTTCCTTCTTGGTTGCAACACATGGTATATCCCTTCAAAGGTGAGGGCGAAAGAAGAACAGTAGCATCTAACTTAAATTGTTGGAATATTTCAAACGAATCATTAACAGAAGGAGAAAAACTATGATGTGGATTAATTTATTTATGTGGGTAACAGCTATTATAGCTATAGCTTCACTTGTAGCAGCGGTTACACCAACTCCTCAAGGAGATAAATGGTTAGCTAAATTATATAAGCTAATAGATTTTTTAGCTTTAAATATCGGCAAGGCCAAGGATAAGTAATGAGCTGGTGGGGTAAATTAGTAGATAAAGTAACTGGCACAAAAAGAGTAAAAGTTAGGGCCAGGGACGAAGACGGTAAGTTTGTGGGTGATGATAAATCTACTCCAGATGTTAATGAGGCTTACACTACAAAAAGGGTAAAAGAAGACAAATGACTATAGATGATTCCGATTTAACATCTTTAAGAGTATACGAAAGAGAATCTGCTATTAGATTTGAGTATATTGAAAAAAGACTAGATGAGGGATCTGCAAAATTCAAAAGACTTGAAGCTCTTATTTGGGGTATATACCCTGTATTGATAACTTGTTTAGTTGCCACCAGGTATATCTAATGTATGAATACAGTTGCAAAGTTGAAAGAGTGGTTGATGGAGACACTTGTGATGTCG